TTTTAAAATTGGTGGGTGTCCTTTACTACAATCAAACATATCATCCATCTTTTTATTCTCAAATACACTCTCAGTTTCTTCTTTAAAAATATAAGTAAGTGACTGAACTTTCTTCTGCCACTCCCGATATCTTCCCTCTCCTTCTTTAATCATCTCACCAATCCACATGGTAGAGGGATCAGTAGAGTATATAAAATTAGAAACAAAAAACTCTTCTATTTCTTTATCATTCTTCTGTCGTGCAAACTTTTCAAACCAAAATCTATCCTTTCTTTTGTAGAAAGCCTGATTACTTGCTCTGGTCTTACCACGATACTTTATATAATCATAATGATCTTTGGTGAAGTGATTTTTTAAAGCCAAATAACAACGATAAGCATCAGCGGGCATCATCTACCTTCTCTAGATTTATTCCTAATTGTAATATGATTACCTTCAATTGCAAACTCTAGATAATCTGTATGATCCCATTCAAGTTCTTCATAAAGACCATTTAATTTATCCATGTCATCCCAAAGATCGGTAGGAGTAGGCTCCCCCCAAAAAGGATTATCATCTGGAGTTGTCATAGTGGTAACTTAGCTCTCGAACTACGTTTTAAAAAATTCAATTCTGATGCTTCATACTTAATCTTTTCCTTTAATGGTTTAGGAATAAGTTTAGGCACTGATTCTAAATCAATACTATTCTTTTCACAAAAATGAATAATAGCATCAATATAATTCATGTCTTTGTTTACCTGCACTAAAGTTTCAATTTCTTGTGCAAATCCTGCAGAGGAGAAGAACTTACTCTTCAACACCTTCTCTAGTTCATTCTCCATTCTCTCTCCTAGTATTGTGAGATACAAATTCTTTTATATACCGTACTAATAGTTTAATATAATCCCCTTTATTCCTTTTGTCAAATACTTTTACTTCACCACCAGGAGTTACCATGATAGTAATTAATTTCTTAACAGGAATTTCAGTTAATTCATAGTACGCAGCAGCATAAAAAGTTTCCTGAACAAAGTAGTTTTCCAACCACTTCTCAGGTTTAATCTTTTCAGAAGTTTTAAAATCTATAACTGCTAGTTCACCCTCATACTCTGCTATACAATCAACTCTACCAGCAAGACCAAGGTATTCTGAGTAAAGGGTTCTTTCTATAGCATGTACGTTATTTATCTTGTCCAAATATGGCTTAGCATGATGGAACATAAACTTAGTAGCAGGTCTAAACTGCTCCCAATCTATTTCATTGTTCCTCATATACACTTCCACTGCTTCATGAAAATCAGTTCCACGAGTGGTTGCTTTCTTTGTGATACGATTTGCTTCTTCTATACCAACTCTCTTCCTCCACTTAACAAAGATATCTCTGTTATAAAAGGAAGTTACAGATGTAATAGAAGGAACCCACTGACCATCAGGAAGATGATACAGTCGGCAACCAGGTGTTTCTTTCTTTTCTAATTCAAGATCACCTAAGTGATTACAATGATCAAACATCACATAGTTTTTTCTAATTTGGCAAGTAGATATTCTTTCACAAATCCAGACCGAACAATATCTTCGATTCCAAATTCAATAATATCAACTGATGGCATGATGCGAAGGATCTGCATAAAATCAATAACACCATTCCGTTCATTAGTCTTAACAAGATCTGATTGAGTGGCATCACCACAAAACATAATCTTAGATTCTTGACCAATCCTTGTTATTATACTATCTAATTCATGAAAGTTCAAGTTTTGGTATTCATCTACTATAACAATTGCTTTATCTAATGTGGTTCCTCTAATAAATGATGTACTCCAAAAGGAAATAGTTCCTTGTGCTTTAAGATTTCCATAGAGCATTTCAAAATCAGACTCTGATGGCATCTCAAACATATACTTCACCATATTCTTATATGGTATCTGATAGAGTGAAGACTTATCTTCATGATCACCTGGTAAAAATCCAATCTCTCTTGTAGACACTAGTGATCTTACAATATAGATCTTCTCATAAGGAGTCTTAGGATCTAAAACATCTCTAAGTGCATTATAAAGAGTTATGAATGTTTTACCAGTTCCAGCACAACCATATGCTACTAAGTTTTGGTTGTTCTCATAACAACGAAATAATTCTTCTTGATTTGGAGTTAGAGGAGTAATTTTCCTCATCAATTCCGTATTAATAGGTTTCTTTCTTTTCATTTGCTTTGTACTCATTCCCATTGGAACAGGTGATTTACTACGAGACCTTGATTTGGCTGGCATGTTATTCGGATTCGGTCATTACGGACTGAGTTGAAGACTCGTAAGAGCCTCTTTTAACTAATCTTCCAGAGATACCTCCAGATTTATCTGCTTTCTTTAACACCTCACCCCATCCAGGATTCTTATTGACTAATTTATCTCTCCACTCACCAACTTCAACTCCTAGTCCAGGCATCGTAGAAGGATCAGAATAATCCCTATCCCAATCTGGATTATCTTTTTTCCACTGATCCCAAACATGGACACTCATTGCTACTTCCTTCTGTTCACCAGTTTCTTTGTTTATAACAGGGTATGTTGCCATATTAATAAAATAAGGTTTAGGATTATTTAGTCCCACTCAAGGGCTTCAGATACAGCAGGGAATTGTTCTATAAAAATCTTCTTACAAGCATTAGAAATATCCATATGTTCTTTCTGTGTTCCATGTGCAGAACGTAAATTAATATAATGTATCCATGAACGACATGAACCAGTCATATAGATCTTTGTAGGAGTTGCAAGAGGCAATACAAACCTTGCACATTCCTTTGCCACACCTGCTTGCAACATCTGATTATATAATCCAAAGGCAGAACTGAATAAAGTATTCATCTGTCTATTAAACTTCTCAACCACCTCTGGTTCTAGATCATCAATACTATTCTGTCTGTTTTTATCATCTTGTCTACGAAGTTCTGGTAATTCTATTTCACCTAAAAGATTACTATCAGCATACCTCTGGCTAAACTCTTGGTATGTAAAACTCCTATGCCTTAATATTTGTGCTGCTATTCCTCTAGTAGTTTCAATCTCTAATGTCATGGAGGATTGCTCAAACACTGACCAGTGCTGGTGCTTAATACAATACCTCAATAAACCAGAAAAATTTTCATTGTCTTGATTTTTTGGATTAGATACTCTGGCAATGTATGCCATAGTTTTTTCTGCATCGGGTGTGATGCTAATAAATTTAACAGTCATCTTTTAATCTGCGTATCCATCATCGTCATCATACATTTCATCATAGGAAGTATCGGGGGAAGAGAATGCATGTGAATTTCTGTAAGCATCAACATCGGAATGAACTTCAGATTCAAGTGCATCTACAAGTTGTTTTAGATTTCTGACAATCAACTTTAATCTGTCTTTGTCCATAAGTTTCTGATTATTTAGATACTCCCCAACCTGGACTCGAACCAGGGACATAGTGATTAACAGTCACCCGTTCTACCAACTGAACTATTGGGGATTGGGGTGGGAGGTTGGATTCATGTTTACCAACAAGTAAGGGGCATTGCTACATTGAGTAGATTTTTACCTTACTATCTGAGACCCGACTGGTAGGTCGATTCTGACATTCCTGCCAGCAGCACCACCTGTGTCTCATCACCTTAACTAGCCTTATGCCAGCAAGTTTATTCAGTCACTCCCGTGTTGAGTTCGTCAACCCAACAAAAGTATTATGGCATAAAAAAAGAGGGGTGTCAACACCCCTCTTAAACCAGTCAAGTAAGACTGTCTCACTATGCACACACAGTCTTAGACTCTGTATGCTTGATGCCTCTGTAAGTTAATACAGTTGCTTCTTTCTGACAAGATTTCTTGTCATTGGTGTCGTAAGAGACACCTCTATAGGTGACTTTTGCCATTGGCTTTCTCCAAAGTAGTAGGGATTTTTGCCCCGTTCCTTCAGTCGGCTTTTGCGTCCTCCGAAGAGGATGAACGATTCCGTTCCGAGTCGGCTTACTTGCGACCTCCAAAGGAGGTTGAACGTATGTGTGCTAATACTAACACAGGTATACTATATAGGCAAGTAATTTTGTATTTTGTGATACAAAACTTTACGATACAGTTTCTATATTGTTCCTTCTCCAATACTTATCTTTAAACACCTTAAGTAGTTGTTTATTCTCTAAAGTTGTATTAGATTTTTCTATAAGATGACACAATGTTAGTGTCCGCCCCTTTAAAGGCTCTGTTGTTAACATGGTTTTTCATGCGAAATTTTCCTATTCATTATTTATACACGCAAAAAGACCCTACCACACTAGCAGTAGAGTCTTTCATCCTATAACGTTCATAGATTAGGAAAATTTCGTATGAACGCAATTATTTATGCCCCTATAAATAGGGGATTATAATTCCTCTTCTACCATATCATCTGATAATAAAGAACTCACAAGTTCCTTGGCATGTTTGTTATGATCACATAACTTATTCATCCATATTCTCTCATTGAGGGATACTTCTCCATCAGTAGATATAATACGACAACAAATATCTACAATTTCATTACGGTATTTAGTGCTTAGTGGCATTATAATGCATTAATTACTAATGGTAAAAGACGATGCTCTGCCTGTTGAACACGATGAGTTAATGTATCCACCGTATCATCAGGACATATAGGAACTATCGACTGCTCTATTATTGTACCAGAATCTAACTCTTCTGTCACGTAATGAACAGTACATCCCGTATTAAGATCCCCACTTTCAAATGCTTGGCCAATAGCATTGAGTCCCTTGTATTTTGGTAAAAGAGATGGATGAATATTTATAATTTTGTTTGGAAAAGCATTAATAAATTTTGGAGATAGTATTCTCATATATCCTGCAAGAATAATATAATCAACTCTCCATACTTTAAAAAGTTCTATTCTCTCATCATCTTGTTTAGTTTTAAGACGAACATGTGGGATACCCAATCTCTCTGCCCTTTCTACGGCACCACAGTTCTTTTTGTTATGAACCATCAAGACAACTTCATGCTCAGTGCAATTGTTGACGATGTTCTCGAAGTTTGTTCCGTTACCAGAACACATAACTCCCAATCTCATTCTTGTAACTCGTCTAAACGATAAGTGTATTCAGGTACATCATAAGGACCGTTAAGTTTCTTTTGATATTCCCTTTCATCAAGAACCTCATTGATTAATTCTTTGAGTTCTTTCTTAAGTTGTGGTTCTATTAAAGGTAATGGTGTGGGATTAAATGGTGGATAAATGGGATTACCATTAGCATCTTTTGGAAAAACATTATCCTTACAACCTTTTGTTGAAGGTCCACTCATCCCTTGAGTGTCAATCTTTTCACTCATAAAGGTTTCCCATCCTTATCAGTCAATCCCATCTTCTTTACTTGAGATAGATTAGATCTTTCTTGTTTTTTTAATTTCTTATATTCTTTTATAATCTTATCTATTTCATCCTGCGATACATTAACTTTTAATTCCTGTCCTTTAAATCCTTTTCCTTGCTGCTCTATGTAATCATTGATTCCATTCTGAATCTCACCTTCAATGATATCATTGATTTGATCCCTAAGTTCGTCACTCATTTTCTTTTTTTCACCTTCTTAGTTGGTGCTTTATATCCCCACTGTCCAGGATTTATAGTTCCATATCCAAAATCAATCTTCTGAACACAATCTTTACCATACCTATCATAATACATATCAAAAACATTCACCATCTTAGAAGATCGGGTAACATCTAAAAGTGTCTCTCCTTCTACAACATAGGTTACATTGAATGCATCACTAGGAAGTTTTCTATCATTTGCTTTCTCATAAGTTGTTTTCTCCTGAAGAATCTCACAAGAATATTCAGAAGGATCAAACTTCTTTTCTATCTTCTTAGGTGGTTCAGCCAATTTCTCCTCTTTCTCCACTTTAGTGGTCATGATCTTCCACCCCAAGTAATATCTGGATAAGCTTCCCTAACCATCTCATATGTAATTGCATACTTATCAGACAATCTCTTATCTTTTACAAGAATTACAATTTCTGCTTCACCAGGATGCAACCCTTCAAGCATCTGAATAAACATAGACTCTCTACGAATACCATTAAGAGCATCATTACCACCCTTCACAAAATTATAAAGATACTTCTGTTCTTTACGTAGTGAAGTATGATCTGTTCCTTCTGGAACATCATTGGGTGTATAAGGAACATCCCCTTCAGGCATCATTGATTGAACTGTCTCATCAAAGTTCCATATGAGAATAGAAACTAAGCCAGGATTACGATGCTCTTTAAGTGCTTCAATCTTAGCAACTTTAGATTTCTGCTTTGTCACATAATCTAAAACCTCATGTACAAATGGGTTAGGTGGAAGTTCAAGTTTCTTTGTCCTCTTTCTCGGAGTCTTTGCCACAACAGTGCTACTCTTCCTCTTCGTTCTCGGTGTCTGTGTCATAATTGTTTTCAATTCTTAGAGCTAAAATTTCATCAGGAACTAAATGTCCATTCTCATCAAACATTTCTGGATGAGTGTAAACTACTTGGGGTGTTGTCTCATATGAATGTTGTCTTGCCATCCATCCTAGCATACCTCCTACTAATAATGCAAGTAATGACACAACTGTCGTAAGTGTCAATGTTACTATGGTCATTTCCATGAGCACTCCTCCAAGAGATTTTATTTTTTTCTAATATCAAAGTAAAAATTAATATGAAAAACAATTTCTCTATTCCAAAGAGCAATTAATTTTCCAAATTTTACTTGAAAAGTTTTGGGTCTTTCTGGTTTTCTTCTCCTGTTGCGTAATAATAGTTCCACACCCCGATTCATTTCGGGTTTGTCTTTATTTAGATTTCTTTTTTCTTCTTCCTGGTCTTCGGTCATGTTGATACCTCACTGCATCTTCAAGGATGCGTCCCAAGTATGCTTTTATCTTTCTTGCTTGAGGTTTAGGTATGTGACCATATGCCTCACGCAATTGTTGGTGTAAGTTATCTTTACCTCCTTTAATATACTCTTGTAGTTCTAATACTTCATCAGCAAGTTCTTTTGCTGTAGAACTCTGAAGGAAAGCATCGACCTCTGCTTTCGTCGTTTTACGATACTTTAGAAATTCATAGAACTTGAGTTGCATTTTTCCTTGGAAAGCATACTCAATGGCATGTTCTATCATATCGTATACATTTTCAAAATCGTCTTTCATTAGACTAATTTGTTTTCCTTTAGGTACTTAACTGTTTCTGTACATCCACCAAGATTAGTTCCATTAAGAACTACTTGAGGAAAAGTTGATCCTTGACCAAACTGTCCATAAAAACTTTTCTGATCAAAGTGATCATCAAGTTCGTAAACAACATGGTTTAATTTTGCTAACTGTAGCACTTGAACTACTTTTGTGCAAAAAGGACATCCTTCTTTAGAATAAACCGTGAAATTCATGCTGCCTATTTAAAAATTTATTTAGTATTAGATACTACAGAAGCCCAATCTGCATCAAATAATTGCAATCCTTTATCAGTAAGAACATGGTTATACATCTTCTCAAATACTGATGGTGGCATTGTTACTACGTGAGCACCAAGAGCAAAGGATGTAGACACTGCTTTCACTCCTCGAATAGAAGCAGAAAGAATTTGAGTCTTAACCCAATGAGTTTGGTAGATATCATGAATATCTTTTATTACATCTAACCCATTCACCGAGTTATCGTCAAGCCTTCCTACAAATGGTGAAACATATGTTGCTCCTGCTTTAGCAGCAAGTATTGCCTGTGCAGCATCAAAAATTAATGTTACATTGACCTTAATATTATCTCTTGAGAGATGAGCACAAGTAAGAAGACCATCAGGTGAACAAGGAACCTTAATGGTTGCTACCTCTTGAAACTTAGAAGCAAGTCTAAGACCCTCAGAGGTCATTGTTTTACTATCTCCTACCACTTCCATACTAATGTCCTTTACACCCTCTTCAGCAAGTTCCTGGTAGACCTCTTCAGGGTCTCTACCACTCTTCCTAATAAGAGTTGGGTTAGTAGTAACACCATCTATCAGTCCTGTAGCAAAATGTTTTTTAATAATTTCTGTGTCAGCAGTATCCAGAAAGATTTTCATGAGAATAATTTAACTAGTGTATCTATAAAAGAATAAAAAAAGAGACCCTTTTGTGAGGGTCTCCTTATTGTATCAGATTATTGATTGAATATCAACCAACAGAAGGAGCAACAAGTGCAACCTCAGATGTCTCAGCAGATGCTAAGTCAAGAGGGAAGTTGTGTGCATTTCTTTCGTGCATAACTTCCATACCAAGGTTTGCTCTGTTAAGCACGTCACCCCAAGTAGGAACAACCTTACCAGATGCGTCTACGACAGACTGGTTGAAGTTGAAACCATTAAGGTTGAATGCCATTGTGCAGATACCCATAGAGGTTAACCATACACAGATCACAGGCCATGAAGCAAGGAAAAAGTGAAGACTACGACTGTTGTTAAAGCTAGCATACTGGAAGATAAGTCTACCAAAGTATCCATGTGCTGCAACAATGTTGTATGTTTCTTCTTCTTGTCCGAATTTGTATCCATAGTTCTGTGAATCTAAACCTGTTGTTTCTCTGATTAGAGAAGAGGTAACAAGTGAACCATGCATAGCAGAGAATAATGCTCCACCGAACATACCTGCTACACCTGCCATATGGAATGGGTGCATTAGGATGTTATGTTCTGCTTGGAATACAAACATAAAGTTGAATGTTCCAGATATACCTAGTGGCATTCCGTCTGAGAATGAACCCTGACCGAATGGATACACAAGGAATACTGCGAAAGCAGCAGATACAGGTGCAGAATATGCTACACAGATCCAAGGACGCATACCTAAACGGTATGATAGTTCCCACTGTCTACCCATGTAGGCAGAGATTCCGATGAGGAAGTGGAAGATTACCAACTGGTAAGGACCACCGTTATACAACCACTCATCTAGAGTCGCTGCTTCCCAGATAGGATAGAAGTGTAATCCAATTGCATTGGAAGATGGAACAACTGCACCAGAGATGATGTTGTTACCATATAAGAATGAACCAGCAACTGGCTCACGGATTCCGTCGATATCGACAGGAGGTGCTGCGATGAATGCTATGATAAAGCATGTAGTAGCAGCTAAAAGACATGGGATCATCAAAACACCAAACCAACCAACATAGATGCGGTTGTTAGTGGATGTAACCCAGTCACAGAACTCAGACCAACCTGATAGTAAGCCTTGTTCCCTTTTTTGAAGAGTTGTCATGAGGACAATTTAAATTAGTAGGGCTTCAAAGGGTAGAAGCGATACAGATATTTCCACTAATCCCTTCACTAGTGGATATGAGAGATGTAACCCCCGTGATCTCGGTTAGAGGGAATATAAGGTCAGCAGATGCTCACCCGAAGTTATTTATTATAACGGAATGTTAAGTGCTTGTCAAGTATCGAAAGATACCTTAATAATTTTTTAAGTATTTTTGCTGTATATATACATATAGGTTTGGTGTCACTAAATGAAAAGATTCTTACCTATTGTAATGTTATTGATGACTGGTGCTGTGGTAGCACCATCAGCTAAGGCTGATATGACATCCAGAATGACTTCTAGTGTTCAACTGCAAGTCAATGCTGCTGCAACACAGATGCAGAGAATTGGCTCTTCATTTAGTATCACTGGTAATAATGTGGATACAACTGATGGTACGACTGCTAATACAATTAGTGCTGGTACTATAGCATCAGGTGTCTATTCTCCTGGTACTATTGCTGCTGTACAAGACGACC